CCTGCTGTTGGTATGTAAGAAGTAGCGTAGCTTCCAGCTTCTAATTGAGCGCCCCGGATATATAAACCGCTTGTTCCATCTCCTTGATAGTTGAAATTACCATTAGCCAAACAATTACCGATTCTAAATGCGCCACTATTAGCAGTAATTGTCATAGAGCATCTATACCAACCATTGCCATAGTCATCAATTTTGGCACTTGTTGGTGGTGCAATTATGTCTGCATCAATTGTGCCATTTGCTAAATTAAAAGACTTTCCTTTACCTACTGCATCAGAATATAAATAAACATATTCTCTTTCTCCTTTTTTTACAAAAACTGAAAAAGTATAAACACCAACTGCTGCTGCAATATTTCCGTACAAATGATGTGATGTAGTACTTGTATTTTCAACTAATTTATCAGCATTTAAAGTGCCATCGGGTGAAATGACTTGATTAGATAAAGCAGTTGCATTTGACTTTGACCAAGCTGCATTATCAAACGCTTCTGAATAAGTAATTAAATTAGTCCTTTGAGGTTCTAACAATAAAGAAGGGCAACCGCCATCAGAATAATCTAATCTAGATACTCCTGTTGCTACTGTTTCTATTAATCCTTCTTTATTTACACGTGTAGCAGAACTTGCTCTTGTAAATGTTAAATCTCCTGCGCCATCCGCAGGTAGTACGCTGTAAACTTTACCTGCTTTATACCCACTTGGTATTATTGCTATGCTTGGTGTTGCCATATTCTATTCGTTATTATCGTTATCGTTAATTTCTATACCTTCTGCTAATAATATGTTTTCCCATTCAGTTTTATCCAAATAAACATCCATTATCGGTTGCCCTGTTTCCATTACTTGATTAGGCTCAACGCTTCCGTAAGATATTATTTTAAACAGATTATCTTCTTTACAGGTATGATATGTTGTTTGTACTGGGTTTTTTATTTCGTGTTTCATATTATGTTGTTGTTATTGTCCAACCTTTGTTAATTAAGTTAGTAATTGCTGTTTGCCCTGTTGATGATGGCGGTTGTCCATCGCTTTGAGTAAATGTACCGTTGCTAACACCACTTGTATCTAAACTAACTAATATATTATCTATTGATTGGGTTGTTAAGTTTGTTACAATAAAAGCACTTAGATAATTAGTAGATGTGTTTGTATCAAATGCATTTGATGGAAATGATGTTAAACTTGAACAGCCTCTCCAGCAATTAATAAAAAACCCGCCACTACTTGTATCTATTAATGGGAATGATGTTAAACTTGAACAATCACGCCAACTATTACTAAAATTAGTAACATTCTCAAAATGTCCTGTATCAGATGCGCTAATAACCATATTTGAGCAACCTCTAAATGCTTGGTTTTGACTTGTACTACCTATTCCGTAAATACCAAAATTCTTAATATCTAATAATTTTTCTAAATCTCCTGCGTTGTTAAAATAACATTGAGGGAAACTACCACTAATAAATATAGTATAAGTACCTGCGGTTGGAAAAGTAATTGTAGTATTTCCTGTGTTTGCTAAAATAGTTTGACCATCACTTGTAACAATGTCGTAATTATACCCTGTACCCAATGTTGGTAGTGTAAATTGATTTGTTGCTGATGTACCTGCGTTATTTGTTTTAACTGAAATTATAAATCTTTCGTCTGGAGGATTTGGTGTAAACGTGTTTGTTATAGTATTAACACAACTTAAATTTTCAATTGTACCTCCATCAGCCAAAACCCTATCATTGTAGATTGTTGTTATTTCGTTTAAAGCATTTGATAAATCGTAATATATCCCACCCCAACCGTTTTGAACTGGATTGCCAAACCAAGTCGTTTCGTAAATCTTACCAAAATTTATATTATTTGCCATTATTTTCTGCTTTTTCTTGACTAGCTTTTGCTTGATTGTAAAAGATAGATAGCTTTACTATGTTAACCTTTTTTGTTTTATATGTTTTCTTTTTAATCTCCATTATAAAACCCAGCTTGAAAAAGTGTCTGTATCTTTATCTGGGTACATATCCCCATTTTGATTATTAGTATATTCTGGAAACTTATTACTATTAAAGCAGATATAATCTATAAAACGTCTTGTATAGAACTCAGCTCTATCATTTATCTTACTCATCATTCTGTCAATATCTCCGTAGTTAACATTATCAGATTCCTCTCCTCTATGCTTTGATACACCTCCATTATCTATTTTAAACATAGAGAAAGGGAAATACTCTGATTGAGTGAACCATATTAACATTGGCTTGATATAATCGTCTCTAAGGGCTTTGTAATCAGCATTAGCTACTAAGTCTATATCTCCAGATAATATTAAAGCTTGAAGCTTGTCATATAGCTTACCGCCTAAATAGTTTTGTATGTGAATATCTTGTGCTACTTCAATAAAATGAATTAACTTATCAGCATCAGTATTTCCGCTAATTATTGATGTTGACTTTAAGTCTTGTACTGTTATAAATAGTGCTTTCATTATTGACCTAGTATTTTTCTTATTCTACTTAATACGCTTGGGTATGCGCCCTTGTCAGCTCTACTTATCATTGACTCTTCCGTTTCAGAAGGATTGTTAGGTTGGTTAAGACCTTTATCGTAAGCAGTATCTGGTTCAACTTTTTTACCTGTTGATTTCTTATAAACTTGTAAAGTCCAATAATGATGGCAGTTCTTACCGCCCTTAAATTTTAACAAAGAATAGTTCTTTTTGTTATGACCTAATACACTATTAACACCCCTAAAAGACATCATATTAATATCTTCCTTTCTAAACACAACTTTACTACTTGTTAAAGACTCCATCTTCTTACAGAAGTTTCTACTATCAGCAGACTTTCTAACAGGTTCATAAGAGTATCTAACTTTATAGATTTCATTGTCTTCTTTAGATGATTTATCAGAATACTTGATTTCAGCCATTTTAACGGACTCATCTTCCTCTTGGTATATCTCACTATGGATTAACTCCCACTCATCGCTTAAAACCTCTCCTAAGCCCTCTAATTGAGAATACAAGTCATCTCCCTCTTCATCAGAAAAGTCTCCAGTTGGTTCTTCAGCAGATAACTTCTCTCCAGTCTCTTCTTCTCTCTTTATTTTAGTTTCTATATTGTCTAGCTCTGTAAACTCGATAGGTTGTAATGTAATAAAGTATAAATCTTGGTGTATATCGTTAAACTCAAGTATTTCAGTTAATCCGTAGATTATACCATCTTGTAATGGTCTTATAATCACGTTATCCATAAGAACACTCGCTGTGCGTAATTCTTCTGCATTATTACCAAAACCTGTATTGTCTTTAATACCTAATAATATAGGAGAAACAATTCCGTGTCCTAGCATTATTTTCTCTCTTGCTTCGTCTGATAAGAATTGGTATTGAGCGTGAGCATCTGGTAAATGAATAGCTTCTATGTCAGCTTTTGTTTCAGCAGACTCATTAAATGCAATAATCGCTTTACCTGTATTAGAACTACCAGAGAACTTTTGGTTTATCTTTTGTTCTATACTTGCTTGTGTTTCAGCATTTGGAACTCCATTGTTAAAGTTAACAAATAAACTAGGCTGTAAACCATTCTGTATATTTGAGATATGGTAGTTCGACACTTCTGACTCCAGCTCCGCATATTGTAAACAAGCTTGGTAGTCTACAGTAGCATAGTAATAAAATCCACTTCTGTAAGGCTTAAATACATAAAGTTCGTTAACTTGACCTTTATTTCCATTTCCGAAAGTAGGTATTCTCTTAGGGTTATCTGAGCTTTTATATTTCTTCCAAGAAGGATGATAGTAGTATGCTTTTATTTGACCATCAGTAGCTTTCTCTGCTCTTAATGTTTCCATAGGGAAATGAGAAACCTTTAGTATCTTACTCTTAGCTTTATTGTAAGTAATTTGCATTGCTCCTTGACCTAAAAGCTTATAATCGTTTACAAGTCTCTTAACTTCTCTAGGTCTAAGTAATTGCTTCATTCTAACGTAGTCAGCAGGAAACAAATCTGAGTTAGTAGATTCTAAACCTCTACCATAAATCATATCAATAATACCATTAATACATCTACCATTAGTAGGGCTATCAACATACCTATCAATTAGATTATCAAAATAATCATTATTGAAACCAAAAGAAACCCATTCTTTATTGTGAACCTCTTCTATTGAAGGAGTTTGGTAAGAAGACATATTAACAACTCTAATACTATCTATATATTCTTTTTTATCTTTACTCATTATATTATGTATGTGTTATCATCTACTTTGTTGTAAGTCTTGTATATTGTACCGTTACCTATTTCGTGTTTTGATACTGTCATTTCTGCTTTTGTTTGAGAAGTAACGTATATTTTATCTCTATACCACAACTCATTATCTTTAGTAATTTCTAAGTAATATGTAGAATCTTCTTGAAGAATATTTGATTGGAAAGTAATAACTGTAAAATTATTAGTAGTAGTTATCGTAGGATTTGTGATAGATTCTTCTTTTCCATCTCCATCTCTTCTTAACTTCATAAAAACAACTCCTCCCAATACTGCGCTTCTAGGTGCTATTGTAATTGTTTTATCTCCTGCTGTTGGTTGTAGTATTAACATAAAGAGATAACTAATAATTAATATTTTGTTTTAATTAATAAGAAAACCCCACCGAAAAGGCAGGGTTTAATAAAGTAATTAGTAATAATGATTAAACACCTTCTACAACTGTAAATCCAGCAGTAGCTAAGGTAACTCCGATAAAGTTAGCAGGAGCTTTTTCCATACCTGTAAAACTTAAAGTATATCCACTCATATCTCCCATAGCACCACCAGTAACAATAGTACCACCAGTTACATCAGCACCGTGTTCAACTCCAGATAAGAAAAGATTTCCGTTGTTGTCTTCTATAATAATGTGAGGTCTACCGAAAGATAACAATTTAATTGTCTTATGGTCTTTTTGAGTTAATTTTTTAAGTGATAACTCTAACACTTGCTCAAACATAGTAGTTCCATTCTCTCTACTTGATTGAATGTTCTCAGTGTATGTAGAGCTTCCTCTAACGTCAAATTTGTAAGCACTTGGAGTACCTGCAACAGAGTCAATTACATCGGTATCAACAGCATCATAAGTGATAGCTCCTAAGTCTCCGTAATTAACAAAATATACTGCATTTATCCCTCCAACACTATCTTTGCAAGGCTCTAGCCTTCCAGTTGTAATATCACAAGCCATATTTTTATATTTTATTAGTTAATAAAAAAGGGTAGATGGAAAACCAACCACCCTTTTAGTTTAATTTATTATTATTTAATTATGCAATTCCGTAAGTAACAATATCAGAAGGAACTCCGTATTGAACACCTGCAGTAAATCTCATAATTACTCTTACATTTTGTGAACCATCAAGGTCAGCCATATCTAAAATCTTAACTTCTTGAGCATCAGACATTAAGCCAGTTCCAAAGTGTAAATTGTCTTTAGTAGTAGCAATCATCTTGTCAGAAGGTAATCCGTTAGCCATAAATATTTTTACTCCATCAAAGAATAAGATATTAATGTCTTGGTTGTTACCTTGTGCCATAACACCTGCAGCACCAACACCTCCAGCAGCAAATCCACCTAAACTACGCTTGTAAGCTCTGAATACGTTTTGTGCAACGTAAATATGTAAATCTTCTCTTCCGTACAAAGCAGGAGGAATAGCATCAACAACTCTACCTAACTCTTCAATAACGTTTGCAGCAGTTACAGCAATTCCAACTACAGCAACCTTACCAGCATCAGCAGCTAATAGAGTAGAGAATCCATCAAATGAACCAGCAGCTTCAGCTCCTGCCCAGATGTTTTGTTCGTTCTTTTGAGCTACTTTAGCAGCAACATAACCGATTAAATACTCTTGGAAAGAGCTTGGTAAGTTGTCAAAAGCAGAATATCCCATTTGGATAGCATCCCAGTCAGAACGGAAATCTTTCTTACATAACTCTAAGTTAACTTGTAACTCTTTAGGTTGTAGGATTCTTTCAGTTAATGTTAAAGTAGATGTGTCAGAGAAATCACAAGAACCGTCTTTTACGATACCGTCTAATTCTAATCTTTTTACAACTTCTTTAAATTTTACGTTTGGTCTAATAGTTAAACCTCCGTTTGCAATTGTGTTACCTGCTAAAAGAGCTGCAGAGATGTATTTTCCTGCAAATTCTCCAGCATAAGTAGTAGTAATACTTGTAGTAGTAGCCATTTTATATAATTTTAATTGAATAACATTCTATTAACTCTTTGTTCAGTAGTCATAGATTTGTTTGGGTTTGATAATAAATTCTTTTTAGTTTCGATTACGCTTTCTGGAGAATGAACAACTTCTTCAGATAACTCAATTTCTTCTTGCTTAGATAATTCCATTGGAATATCTTTAGATTCAGCTGATGATTTATCTTCGATTAAAGCTTTAATCATAGATAGTAATTCTGTTTTAACTGCTAATAACTCATCAGATGTTACATAGTTTGCTACTGGTGCTTCTGCTACCTCGTCAACAACTACTTCTTCTTTAGGCTCTTCAGCAAGAACAACTTCTTTTACTTCTTCTTCGATAATCTCAACCACTTTTTCTGTAGATAAATCTACTGCCTCTTCAACGATAAGGTCTTCTGCTTGAATCTCTTTTTTAGAGATACTCAAGAGTTCTTTTACGTTATTAAGGATTTCTGTTGCTTTCATACTTATTGGTTTATATTAATATAACTATTCAAAATTTTAATGTCTTATTTTACTCTTCTGTTTCCTTGTAGATAGAGCCTATTCCTTGCTTCCAATATTCGTCAGCATTACACTTCTTACCTGCTTTATCACACTCAATAGAGTATGTGTTTCTACATTTACAATATACCGCTTTAGCCATCAGATAATAGTTTTTTAAGTTCGTTCAATACACTTGTAGCTTCAATCTCTTCTATGTCTTCAGTCTTATCACTAAACATACCTTCTATACTTAGACCTAGATACTTACCAGACTTTACATCAGCCCATACTTTTTCGTTGTCAATCTTCATAACTACCGCCCAAGCACCTTCAACAGCGTTTAAACCATATAAAGCAGTCTTATCTCTCTGAGGGTCTTCTACTATCCAAGATTCTATAACAGATACACCACTTGTCATTTGCTCATCGTGTTCTAGTGTAGCATTGTTTAGTTTAAGGCGTTTTAAGTATAGCTCAGAGGCTTTTCTTACAGTTTCCTTAGAGAATACTATATTGTACTCATAATCTCCTCTACGCCTGTATATCGGCTTATCTGGAACTAATGCAAGACCTACAATAATTCTTTTCTCAGAATCTACCGTTTTGAACTCTACTTTATGCTTACTTA